AAATTACATTAATCGAAGCACAAAATTGTATTGCAAGAGATTGGATTTTGTGTTATAATAATACTATGAAGAAATAAAATGGTAGATCACTCACAACTAACTGAACCAGTAAAACATGTAGTAGATACTGTAGCAGCTGTAACAGCTTTAGGTACAATAACTACTTTATTACCCCCAATAGCAGCATTACTTACTATATTCTGGACTTTTGTTCGTATATACGATAGATTCTTTTCTACTAATAAAAGACCCACTAATACATCACAGGATTAATTATGGCAGTCACTGGAACCACTACATTTACCGTTACCCGTAATCAAATTATTGAAGCTGCTTTAAGAGGACTATCTGTTCTTGAAGAAGGTGGTCAACCTTCAGCTGCAGCACTTGAAAATGGTTCTTTTGCCCTTAATCTTATTATGAAGAAGTGGCAAACTAATGGTATTAAGCTTTGGACTATTACAGAGCTTACATTAGAACTTGATGCTAATGTTACTACTTATACTATAGGACCTGATTCTGGTAATGATTTAGTTACTGATAAGCCTTTAAGACTTATTCAGTCATTCTTACGAAATACTTCTGTATCTCCTTATATAGATCAACCTATGCAAATTATATCTCAACAAGAGTATAATTTATTAGGTAGCAAGTTTTCTACTGGAACTACAAATAGTGTTTACTATATGCCTTATGCAACCTATGGTACAGTTAGTGTATTCTTAACACCTGATACTAATACAGCAACTAACTATGAATTGCATTTAACTGTTCAAAGACCTATCTATGATATTACAAATCCTAATGATAACTTTGACTTTCCATCAGAATGGTTTTTAGCTCTTAAATGGGCTTTAATGGCAGAGCTTGCTTCAGACTATGATAAGAACTTACAAGATAAAGCTTACTATGATAGTAAAGCAATGATGCTACAAAAAGAACTTGAAGATTGGGATATTGAACATTCTTCTACATTCTTTCAACCAGATGTTAGAACAGGATTTAATAGGAACTTTCGTTAATGCCTAAGTTACCTTTTGCCACTGAATTTAATTTTAGAACTAATGATATATCTAAAGATTCTAGAATGGCTAATTGCTATGCAGAGACTAGCAATGGTACTGTTTATGCAATAAAAAGACCTGGTAAAAAAGCTTATAACTTAACTACAGCACTACCTGCAAGTGGACAAGGACTATGGACATATAACAATGGTCTATATGCAGTAGCTGGTAATAACTTATATAATATTACTAATGGTAATACTTTAATATTAAAAACAAACCTTAGTTCTAACGAAATAAGTTGGGTTAATACTTTATCTACAACTTCTCCACATCCTTACATGGTATTTCATGACCAATTAAATGGATATTATTTAGATGCTACAGGTAATGTTGTTCAAATTAATACACAGGTAAACCAAGTAGTTCTTAATAATGGTGGATTAGGATACCCTGCTTCAGGTACTTTTACTGTAACAGGTTCAGGAGGTGGCTCAGGTGCCTCTGGTACTTACTCATCTATTGGTGGTTCTATTTATGCTGTAACTTTAACAAATCCAGGTTCAGGTTATTCTGGTACATTATCAATTAACTTTCTTGTAAGTACAGGTATAGGTACTGGAAGTATTTCAGGAACTACATTAACTATTAGTTCTTTAACATCAGGTAGTATAGCTGTAGGAAGTGCATTATCAGGTACAGGTGTTACTTCAGGTACTACTATTTTAAGTCAATTAACAGCCACAGGAACGCCAGTTGCTTCTCCTACGTTTGTAACTTCTACTAATTCTCAATCAGTATCAGGAGCTACAACTATTGCAGGTGCTTCAGGAACTAAAACTTTAACTTTGTCCTCTACTGACAAGCTTAGTGTAGGTCAATTTATTACAGGAACGGGTATACCTAGTGGAACTACAATTACATCTATAACTAATCCATTTGCAAATGACTTTAAAAACTTATCTTTGATTCAATTATTAGAATTCTTACAAAATCAAGGACAATATAATACTGTTACATTAAGTAATGCTTTAACAGCTCAAGCATCTGGTACCTATAATGTATATGCTGCTGATGGAACAGGTACTTATCAAGTAAGTGTTTCACAAACAGTTGCTAGTACAACTATAACAGCAACAGTGGCTCAAAATAGTGCCACAGCATCAGCTAATTTAAATTCATTCCCTACTAACCCAGTTCCAGGTTTAGTATATTTAGATGGATATGTATTTGTTATGGATCAGCAAGGCCAAATATGGCAGTCTGACCAAGAAAACCCAACTTCATGGGGAGCTTTAAACTATACCTCAGCTAGTTCTGAAGCAGATAAAGGTATGGCAATAGCTAGACACCTTAACTATATTGTAGCGTTTAAACAATGGACTACAGATTTCTTTTATGATGCAGGAACATCTCCAGGATCAACCTTAGCTATCAATTTATCTGCTCACATGGAAGTAGGATGTGCTGCTGGAAACTCAGTACAACATTTACAACAATCTGTAATATGGATGTCTAATGTAAATGAAGGTGGTCGTCAAGTTATGATGCTTGATGGATTAAAACCTGTTAAAGTTTCTACTAAATCTGTAGAGAACTTTTTAAATGCAAGTAATTTACAAGGTGTATATTCTTGGATTTATAAGATAGCTGGTCACACATTCTATGGTTTAGTATTAACAGATCAAAACGTAACTCTTGTATATGACATAGAAGAAAAGAGCTGGGCTCATTGGACTACAAGTAAAGATTACATTGGTGGTGGTGAAAATTATTTTGAGTGTTCATATATGACTCAATTCCCATTTGACCAAGGTGCTTTCTATGTATTAGACGCTGTTAATGGATTAGTATTTACAATTGATCCTTCTAACTATGTAGATCCATTTGGTCCTATTAGAATGAGAATGGTAACTCCTAGATTAGACTTTGGTACATCAGATCAAAAGACAAATCCACAGCTGGTAGTTTATGGTGATAACATTAAAGATGTTATGCAAGTTAGATATTCTAATGATGATTATAATACTTGGTCTGCTTATAGAAATATAGATTTAGGTTTACAAAAACCTTGTTTGTATAATAATGGTAGATTTAGAAGAAGATCTTGGGAGTTCCTTTATACAGGTAGTCAACCTTTAAGACTTGAAAAAGTTGACCTTACTCTTAATGGTATTCCTGCACAACCATAATGAATATAGCATTAGTTCCTAAAGAAGATTACGATACTATATTCCCACATGTTAGAGAGTATCTTAGAAAAGCAGCAAACCTCTCTGGTGGTAGAACCACTATAGAACATGTTGAGTCTAATTTATATACTAAACCACAACAACTTTGGATTGCTTTTGATGAAGGAAAAATTGTTTGTGGTGCTATAACTGAAATACTTGAGTACCCTACTAAAAAAGTATTAGCTGGTCTTTTTATAGGGGGTAATCAACTTGCTGAATGGAGAAAACCTATTGTAGATAATATGGCTCTCTTTGCTAAAGCTAACAATTGCTCTTGTATAGAGTTTATGGGTAGACGAGGCTGGGGTAAAGTATTAAAACAAGATGGATGGAAACAAACTTATATATCATACGAATTTCCTTTGGAGAATTAAAAAATGTTTAAAATGTTTAACTTATTTAACTGGGTACAAAACTTAGTAGAAGCATTTACCTTCTATGGTGGTGGTAAAGGTGGTGGCTCTACTTCTACTTCAACCTCTACACCTGTAGACTTCTTTGGTGTTGGTAATAGAGCACCTTATGCTAACTTATTAGGCCAACTACTTGGTGTAGGTCCTATGAGTAATTATGGTGCAACAGGAGTTGCAGGTAGTGGTACAAGTAACTATGGATCAGGGTCTTCAGGTAAAAAACCAGAAGCAACTAATTTAGCAGCTTTAATTCAATCTCAACCTGGATATCAATTTGGTATGAATCAAGGTTTAAACGCTTTAAATGCTAACTATGCTTCTACAGGTCAAGGTCCCTCTGGTGCTCAACAAGTAGCATTACAAGGCTATGGTCAACAATATGCTGGTCAATATTATCAAAACCTTATTAATAATCTTATGGCTCCCTCTGGTTCAGGTATTGTGGCTCAACAAACTACTTCTTCATCTCAATCAAGTGGTGCATCACCTTTATTTGGTGTAGCTGGTATGGCATTAGGTGGCTACTTACAATCTGATAGAAATTTTAAAACTAATATTAAACATATTGATACTATTAAAGGTATTAAGATTTATAGCTTTAACTATATCTGGTCTTACATTAAATCTATTGGTGTTATGGCTCAAGACCTACTTGAAATGCCAGAGTATAAAGATGCTGTTCATTTAACAAATTATGGTTATGTAGTAGACTACAGTAAACTACCTATCTAATATAAAAGGATAATATTATGGAAAGTGCATGGGACCTATTTTTACAAGGATTTCAAACAGGACAAAGTCTTGTAGAAAAATCTCAAGCTAAAAAGAGCCAGCAAGAAATGTTAGCTCTTATGAAAGCAGCTAATACAGGAGATACAACTCAACCTCCTACATCTGATTCAGGTACACCTCCAGCAAGTACAGTTTATACTCCTGCTGGACAACCTTCAGATCAAGCTAAACCTACAGATCAAACTCAAGCTAAACCTGTTCCAGGTGGTACTGACTTTTGGAAAGGACAAGCTCCTACTGATGCTCAAAGAACAGATATGGCTGCTGGTAAGGATTTAACTCAAGGTATGTCTCCAACAATGGCACCTCAAGTTCAACCTACACAACAAGCAACTACTCCTCATGAAGATTGGTTAAATGCACATCAAAAGGTACAAGACTATTCTACACAGATTGCTTCTATTGATAAAAAACTTACTTTAGCTTCTACTATACAAAGTAAAGCAAATACTTTAGATCAATTTAACTTTGCTGATAAACTTAAAAAGGATGCTCTAACTGAAAAGACAAGTCTTTTAAATCAACAAAAAGAACAACAATCTATTATTGAAAAACAAAATGAACAATATGCTGGTATATTAACTAACATTAATAGCCAACAAGATTTAAACATTGCTAAGATGCAATTACAAAAGAATGGAGTACAATTACCTGCTTCTATTCAAGTACCTCGTATGAATCCAGATGGCACTCCTATTTTAATGCAAAATGGTCAACCAGTTATGGATCAACTTCGTACTGATGTTTACTCACCTCAACTTAAACAATATGCCAATTCATTAGGTATGAGTTTACTTGATGCTAATAAGCAAATGACACTTAGAAATCAAATGTCAGAAATTCAAGCAAGAAGTGATAAGCAAGGTCAAACTGTTGCTGGTACTTCTATTGGTACAAATGATCCTACTGTATTTAAAGGATTATCTGGTGCTGAAATTACTCCTAGAGATGACAAAGAAAAACGTCTCATTGCTAACTTAAATCAACCAGTAACTAAACCTGCCGCTTACCAAGTAGGTAGAAATTCTGCTGTATCTACAATGGCTGAGGAAATTGCGTCATTTTCAGAAACTATTTCTAAATCTGTAAAAAATAGTGGTTTAAGTGAAGCTGGTATGTTTGGCGGATTAAAAGATAACACATGGGTATCAGCTATTGGTAAACGAGTTGGTATTAAGATTACTGATCCTGATAAGCAATCATATAGTGCTATCATGAAACCTTTATCTCGTATGGCTTCTACGCTTGAAACAGCTGGTTATGGTCAAGGAGGTGGTGCAGCTCAAATTGAAGCTCTTAATCAATCTATTACTGCTCAACCAGGTCAAGATGAATTAACTAAACTTCAGAAGATTGGTGAAGCAGCTAACATTGTTAAAGCAGGTCTTATGGGTGCTTCTGAAAATACTTCATTTAATCCAGCTCAACGAGAAGGTATTGCTAGAGCTTACCAAGATTGGAATAAACTTATTCCATTTAATCAAAATGATGTACAAGATTTTAAAGAGTATGCTAAAGAAAATCATGAAAGAGCTAATCTTAAAAACTTTCAAGAATGGCTTGGTACTTCAGGTAGATCTTTTGCTGAAAAAACTCCTAGTACAACTACAGCAACCCCAGCTTCTGCTAAACCAGAGGCTACTTCAACTAAAGCAGGTGATTACAGTAGTTTGTGGAGATAATAATGGCTGATACCACTTTTGATACTTATGTACCAGAAAACTTATTCCAAGCAGTAGTTAGTAAAGAGTCTAAGGGTCAACAATATGATCCCTCTGGTGAAATATTAACTTCACCTAAGGGTGCTGAAGGTGCTACTCAAATTATGCCTTCTACTCAAAAGGATCCTGGATTTGGTGTTACTCCTATGAAGGATAAGTCACCTCAAGAATTTATGAGGGTTGGTAAAGAATATCTATCAGCTATGTATCATAAGTATGGTGGTGATGTTACTAAAACAGCTGCTGCTTATAATGCAGGTCCTGGTACAGTAGATAAGCTTATTGAAAAGCACGGAGATCAATGGACTGAGCATCTTCCTAATGAAACTAAAGATTATGTAAACACTATTCAATCTGAATATAAACCTACTCCTAAATGGTCTGAAGTTTCTCAAAAAGAACAGTTTAAAGCTCTTCCTCCTGAAGAACAAGAGAAAGCTCGTCAACAATATTTTAATGATGTTGTAGCTCCTCGTATTAAAGATCAAAGTCAAATTGAAAATGTTAAAAAACAGTTTGATGCTGATACTACTGGTCAACCTTCTACTCCTACTCAAGTATCCACAGCTACTACTAAGAAACCTGCTGGTGCTTTAGAAACAGCTACTAAATTTATTCAAAAGGCTACAGAGGGTTATGCTAAAGGAGCTGAAAAACTTGGTTTAGGTAAAGTAGGTGAATATCTTACTAAAGAAGGTGAACAAAGAGAATTTAGCTTTACACCAGTTGGTGTAGGTGCAGCTATTAATACAGGTATTGCTTATGCTTTAGCTCCTGAGACAGGTGGACTATCTCTATTAGGTGCTGGAGCTCTTGGAGCTTTATCTTCAGCTGCTGGTGAGTTTGTAAGATCATCTGGAGGTTCAGAAGGTGAAGCTATCACTACTGAATTACTCACTGGTGGTGGATATAGTGCTATTAAAAAATTAGCATCAACTCCTGTTGGTGCCCTTACAATGCCTGGATGGGTTAAGTTTGCTTCTAAATTCTTCCCTGAATCTTCAACTGAAATTAAAGCAACTCTTGCAGCTAAAGAAGCTATGTTTGGTGATGAAGTTCTTAAAGGTATGGGTTCTATAGCTCATTCAGAAGAAGCTCGTAGAAAGCTTACTACAGAAGCTACTACTCTTGGTATGCAACTTGATCCTGCTAAAAAAGTATCTGAAAGTGTAGTACAAAACATCTATAAAGATACTCAAGGTCTTACTATAAACTTTACTGATCTTTCTAAACAACTAACAGCTTCAGGTGCTAAACCAGAAGAGATTGCTAATATTAAAAGAGTATTAGAGAATCGTGCTAAACCTCAATTAGCTGAAAAAGCTAATGCTGATATTGTTAACTATATGAAACATGGTGGTCCTTTCAATCCTAAAGCTAATAGAGTAACTGACCAAGTTCTTAGCTCAGATACTAGACAAGCTTTTGAGAATTACATGAAAGAAAAACTCCCTAAGTTTGAATATAAGAATCCTGAAACAGGTGAAATATCTCAAATAAGTAAGTATGACTATTTTGATAAAGCTGTTAACAAAGAAAAAGTTGCAGAAGGTCTTGATAGTATTCCTACATTAGTACAACATGGTTTTGAGAATAGAGCTGTATATGGTGCTGATGCTAAGATGGGTTTAGAGAGTGCTATAAGAAACATTATTCAAAGCCCTACTGGTAAAGAAGATTTAACAAAAGCCGTTAATACTCATTTTATGAATCTTGTTGATGAAACTAAACCAAGCACTCTTAATCCAGATAAGATCATTAAAGAATGGCAAAGATTAGGTCCTATCTTAAAGAAGACAGGTGCTATGGATCAAACTCAACTTACAAGTATTTATGATACTATTAAATCTTTACCTGCATCTATTGCTAAAGAAAAGAAATCAGTTCTTATTAAAAACATTATTTCTAACGGGTTAGCTCCAGTTATTGCTGGTCAAGCTTCTAAACCATTTATATCTCAAGGACAAGAATGAAAGTATTATTAATTGACCCAGCTGGTGCCTTTGTAGACTTTGGTATTAAATGCCAAAATGCAAGGCATGAAGTAAAACAATGGATAAGAAAAGTACCAGGTCATGATGACTCTAAAATAGGTCAAGGACTTGTTCCTAGAATCTATAACTGGCGTTTGTATATGGACTGGGCAGATATCATTGTCCTATCAGATAATGCTTATGAGAACCGTGATTTAGAGAAATACTTTAAACAAGGCTATCCTATTCTAGGTGCTAATGACTTAATGTCAGATCTAGAACTTAATCGTGGATTTGGTCAAGATATATTAGAAAAAGCTGGTCTAGACATTATACCATCTATGACTTTCAAAGACTATAATGAAGCTATAGATCATGTTAAGAACAACCCTGTTCGTTATGTATCTAAACCTTCTGGTGATGCTGACAAAGCTTTAAGTTATGTTTCTAAATCTGCTGCTGATATGATATTCATGTTAGAGAGATGGAAATCTAAGGGTAAAGTTAAGATGCCATTCATCTTACAAGAGTTTGTCCCTGGTATTGAAGTTGCAGTGGGTTCATGGATTGGTAAAGGTGGATTCTCTAAACACATTACAGAGAACTTTGAGTTTAAGAAATTAATGCCTGGTAATTTCGGTGTTAACACTGGTGAAATGGGTACTGTTCTTAAATATGTTAAAGAATCTAACCTATTCAAAGAAACATTAGGTAAACTAGAAGATTATTTATGCTATAACAACTATCATGGTTATGTAGACCTTGCATTTATTATTGATGATACAGGTAGCCCTAGACCACTAGAATGGACTGTAAGACCAGGTTGGCCTTTATTTAATATTCAGTCAGCTTTACATAAGGGTGATCCAGTAGAATGGATGTTAGACCTTATTAATGGTAAAGATACATTGAAAGTAATGGATAAACATGCTGTGGGTGTTGTAGCAGCTATTCCTGACTTCCCATTTACTAAATCAACAGGACGTGATCCTTCAGGATATCCTATCTATGGTTTAGAAGAAGTTATGGATGATGTTCATTTATGTGAAGTTATGGTGGGTAAAGCACCTGTTATGAAAGAGGATAAAATAGTTGAAGAAGAACATATTGTCAGTGCTGGTGATTATATACTTGTCGCTACGGGTACTGGGTCTGATATTTGTAGTGCTGCTAGAAAAGCTTATGAAGTCATTGACCAAATAAATGTTCCGAATAGTTTAATTGTTCGTGATGACATTGGTGAAAGACTTGAAAAAGAACTTCCTAAATTACAGAAATATGGTTATTGCACAGACTTTAAATACGAATGACAACTCCTAGTATAACCCCTATACCATTACTTCCAGTATCAGATGTTCATCAATGGAGAGAATGGTTCTACCAAGTATCTCAACTTACTGGTACTCATAACTCACTTGTAGGATTACAAGGTGGTAATTCGTCTACTGGTGAATACTATCATGTGACAGCTACTGAACATAGCTATTTATCTAATTATACACTTCCTGTTCAAACTATTACTGTAGGTGCTAGTCCTTTTACTTATCAGAATACTACTAATGGTAATGCTGATGTTATTATCAATGGTGGTACTGTATCCTTAGTAAACTTTTCTAGAGATAATAGTAATTTCTATACAACAGCAACTGCAACTAACACTATACTAAGACTTAGCCCTAATGATTATGTTCAAGTAACATATAGTGCAGCTCCAACTATGGTACTCGTTCCCCGATGAAAACTTCTGAAACTGGTATTGCTTTAATTAAAGCTTTTGAAGGTTTTAGTGCTACTCCTTATAAAGATGTAGCAGGACTATTAACTATTGGGTATGGTCATCTAATATTACCAGGTGAAGTATTTGGTGCTATTAGTTCTATGGAAGCTGATCTTCTTATGAGAAAAGATGTAGCAGAAAAAGCAGAACGCTTTGTAAATGATTTAGTTGAAGTACCTTTAAAACAAAATGAGTTTGATGCTTTAGTATCATTCACATTTAATGTAGGAGGTGCTAACTTTAAGAAATCAACTCTATTGAAAGTGTTGAACGAAGGTAAAAAAGAAAACGTCCCTCAAGAACTGCTGAAGTGGGATTTTGCTGGCGGGCACCAATCCGATGCAATTCTCAAGAGACGTCAAAAAGAGGCAAGGCTCTTTAGTTTGAATTAGCCTTTAATGTAGGCTAGAACATCATCAAATGATGTAAACACACTAATGGTTTGTTCAGGACGTTCTTGACCAAATGCTGTCTTTTGAACATTAACTACAAAACCATTGTCTACCTTATTAATTACGATTGATGCAAAGTTCATACTTTCTCCTTTTCTAGTTTAACGAAATTACTAATCTTATAATGAATAGTTCAATTGTCAAATAGTTCTTGTTTTCACCATTTTCAAAAACCTCTGACGAATTGACTAATTCAAATCCTAGACCTACTCCACAAATAGGGTGACAAGTGATGTGCATTATATCTCACATACTCCTGCTACACAGGCTAGGGTCTGTGCTCCCTCTGTATTATCATCCTTCTCTACCAGTTCTTCCCAATTGATATCACCTGGCATTTTAGATGCTAATTCTTTATATTGCTCTTCTGTTATATCCTCATAAGGAGCTTGTTGATATGTATGGTTTGAATGAGGAAGGAATGAGATTCCTGATACTTCATCAAAATGTCTCCATACCCATGCACCTACATCAGGCCATTCACAATCCTTAACAGTGATAGTTACTGAAGGTTTATGTTCACACCAATATCTTTGATATTCTAACCACAACTTTAATTGCTCTAAGGCAGTCATATCATTTCTAGTGATAGCTCCCTTAGGTGCTTTCATCGGAAACGAGAAAACAGCTGTCGAATCTGGCCTAAATACTTCATCTTCCACTGGAAAGCCTTTTTCCTTGAGGAACGAGTATACAGGATCCTTTTTATCAATTCGTACCCTTCTAATATAATGAGCATTGTGTCTAGCATGAATGCCACTAGCACTGTCCACCAACTGGCTGACTGTACCTGAAGGCTTAACACAAGTGATAGAAGCAGAAGGAGCAACACCAAGTTTTTTAGAAAGTTCTTCGTTTGTTTTTCTCGCTGCATCTCTTAACCTTTCTAACATTCTAGGATCAGGTTTACTTGTTAACTTACAATCCATGATACCTGTTAATGAAACTCCTAATAATCTTTCTTCTTCAGTATTCTTTTTCCATTCCTCACTTAGAAATTGGAAGCTGGTGAGAGTGGACTGAATTGTACCGAGTATTGTAGCGAGGGACACTTTATGAGCCAAGGTAGATTCGGTATCGTCCCCCCGTACAACCACTTCCGTAAGATTGCAGAATTGTTTATCACGGAGGATAATTTCTGAGCATGGATTGGTGCCATAGCTGAGAAGCGGATCTCGTCTCCCCCATTTTCCTGCTTGAGCCTGAGAAGCAACACGATTAAAGATTCCTCGTTCACCTGATTTTGACTTAACCAAAGCGAGCCATTCTTCCATGAAAGTTTCAGAATCGGGTCTTTCGGTGTAGGCCACACTGTTGTTGGCAAGTCCTCGGTAAGGGTAATCGTTATACCAGGCTCCTGATTTTGCATCTCGCATCCTTTTATCTGTTAAGTTACTCAAAGAGATTAGAGCAGATCGTCTTACACCACCTACTACAACAATCTCACCAATCATACACATAATATCGTGTACTTCTAAACTGTTTAGTTTTCTTCCTGCTGATCCTTTAGCCGTGTGTATTGTGAACTCAAACAACTTACGCAATGGGTCTGGTCCAGAAGCTCTGCCACCAAAGGTTTTAAGTCTCGCACCAGATGGTCGAACCCGTGAGTAGTCAATCTTAGGAACATCTCCCTCCCACAAAGAGGACAATAGTTTTTTGAATGCTTTTGCCCATCCGAGTTTAGAGTCTCCAACCACGATGACATCATCTACCTCCTTAAATGTAGCAGGTAATGGAGGAAGCTTATCAATCTCTTGTCTCTCACAAGAGAATCCTACACCAGTACCATTCATTAAAATATAAAGAGCTTCTGAGAATGCTCTCTTGTTATTGATAGCTAGATAAGAACAGTTGTATGCTGATATGTTATCTCTATCACATGCTTCACCTGCGGTCATTAATAGACGCATTGAAGGCATCACTTCTAGATTCGTAATAGCATCTTGAAGTTGTTTATATGTAGCATCATCTACTTTACCATCTGTTTTAGTCTTTAAATAAGAGATTAAACGTGCAACTGTTTCTTCCCAAGACTCTCGTCTACCTTGTTCTTCAATATAACGAGCATATCTGCTTTTATGGATAAACTTACTGTAGTTCGTCAATTTCGTAGTCATTTTCTATCTCTTTCATTAGTTTATCATAGTTATCTTCAATAAAGTCTTCAAACCTATTTACTAGATCATAAGAGTTAATACTAAGTAATTCTAAAAGAGTGATCTCATCTAATCTTTCAGCTAATCTCTCTTTTAATTCTTCTAAGGTCAACATCTTATGTTCCATCTTTCTTTAAGTAATCAGGTATACCACCCTTATTTTCATCAAACAATGGCTTGACAACAAGACCCTCTAGCATAGCCACTCTTTCGTAAGCACTATCCATAGAAGGAGCTTCATCCACCCATTCTCTTTCATCTTCCGTTAGTTTTCGCATTTTTAGATTCCAATTCTATAAGTAATTCGGCAAAGTGAATAATCTTTTCTAAATCTTTAATACCACCTTTATCTTTCCAGCGAGTAGCATACTTAATAATGCAACCTTCAATAAAAGGTACTTTATTAGCATGGTTATATTCTGCTGGTTGTATTACTAACTTTTTGTAATGATCTCCATCTACCTGTTTACTTAATGCACTCATACTATTATTATACCATCCTTTTTAAACATTTACAAGCTTTAATGAGCCTTTTTCTTTAAGATTCTTATTATCTCTAAACCAATTACCACAGGCTCTACATTGATAGCGTTGGTATTTACCAGCAGATGTCAAATTATAGCCTCGTCTTTGGAAGTTCTTAGAAGAACAAGTAGGACAGCATAAGTCAGTACCTTCAACTAGGTTACGGTTAAGATGATTCTTGATCCATGGCTTAAATCGTTCATACACCTTCTCTAAGAGGATTACATCATTCTTATTGTATTCCTCCATCAACTTCCATGCTTTTGGAATACCTGCCATACATTGAACCCATAACTCATGACCACTATGTTCTGTTTTCTTACCCAAACCTAATGACTGTGCTACATAGTCTAGCTTGTTAGATACAAACCTAAATCTACCTTTAGCTACAGTCAATAAGTCAATCTCTTTAAACGGTGCTGGAGGAAACATACCATGTAATAGAAACTCTTTATTAAGACTTGGTATGTCAAAGCGTTTACCATTGTAGTGTATTACTGCATCAGCTTCGTCTAGAAGCTTATGGATGCCAGCTAACATCTTCTTATCACCACTCTTCTTAACAGAGTCAAACATCATCTTCTTATCACCTAGCCATTTAGCGGCATAGCACATAACATAAGATGACTCTTGTAACTGATTGATGCCAATGTTCTGATCCCAAATACCCCAAACATGTGCAACATTAGGAGCCATTTCAATATCTAATAATAATATTTTACTCATTCTATCTCCTATTTAAAGTATGGACCGACCATCCATGTTACTACTGTATATCTCATACCTTTTGTTACGGGTTCTACACCATGAAGCATAAAAGAAGGAAATACAATTATATCACCTTTAGCTTGTGGTGGGTATATCTTATCATGACCATTCATAATATAAAACTTACCACCTTCAAAGTCATCATTAAGAATAGCTAGTGCTGTAAGCTTACGAGTTTCTGTTCCATGTTGATGAAATGTATCTACATGAGCTTCGTACTTACCATTGACATCATACATAAGAAACTCTGTTTGATTAGAATGTGTTACATCAAACTTCCAAAAAGCATGGTTCATATTTAAAGCACAAGACGTTAAAGTAGCACCTATACCTTGGTTCATAGGTAATGGAAGTCTTAATACATTACGAATGTTAAGGTTGATATTCTTTTCAGGGTCTCTACCTTCACCAATAAATGGTTGTTCTTTTTCTACTTCAGGTTTAGAATACTCTTCAATTAACTTATCACAGAAAGCATTTGATACTGCCTTTTGCATAACATAAGCTACATCTAATTGAGGGTTTTGAGCTACAGGTTCACATATTGTTTTACTGATACCTAATGATTCTCGCTTGTCATACTTCCATTCAGCATGAGGACCATCTTGATCTACATAGTGTAAGAATACTTGTGCTTGCCATTTACCTTCAGTATAAGGTTCACGCCAATGGTATTTATCCATACCACGATACATTACAGCATCACCAACTTCCATTTTAATCTCAGAAGCACCTGACTTATCTTCTGCATCACCCATATATATAGGCCATACATCACCTTCAAATCCTAAGGTTAAAGTAGCACTGATTTCACAAGCAGGACGATCACGGTGTACTTTTAATTCTTCACCTTGAGTATCATATAATCTAGCATATGAATAAGTAGGGAATAAACGTAGGCCACTAGCCTTCTCAAAGTAAGGTGTTAAGTATTCAAGTAGTCTATCAAAGGCTTCAGCACCATGTACTGCTTCAGATAAAGGACATTGAGGATCATTGACTGTTTTGTTCTCTGCAACAAGTCTTTTAAGTTCTGTAGTAAGTTCTTCACAAGTATGTTTAGGCAAGAAGTCTTTTAGATGCACATACCCATTGTCTTTAAATAGCTCAACTGTGTTCATTTTTAATCCTATCTAATACTTCCTGTTTAGTATTATTATTGTAATCATACCACTCTGTTATCTCTCTAGTAGTTCTTTTACAACCTTTACATATACCTTCAATCAGAGTACATACACCAATGCAAGGACTCTCTACTTCTTTTTGCTTACCAAAAACTCTTTCCCAGCCTTCTTCAAACATTTCAGAGTTTGGTTTAGATTTAATCCAATCACCTGTTATATCATTCTTACTCATGTGATAATTCTCTCATTCTTTTTAATAGTTTACTTAATGGTTGTGATTTCATAGCTCTCACACATGAAATGTATATAGGATTAAATTGACGACCAGAATCTGTTTCTTCTACTAAGTCTAAATAATCATCAAATAATTCTTTTACTAGAAGTTTTAATTCATTATTACTACTCATGCTTTAATAAATTCCTCATCTGGTATCTGACTTAATAGATCCATCTCTGCTTCTTTATTCTGTCTAATTATTGCTATAGTTCCTACAAGATAGTCAAGTGCAATGTTTACAAAGAAATTAGCCTCTTCTTCATTAACTTCCAGTACAAGATCAAACTTGTCGCTTTCTACTTTTTTTAGGCTTTTTACTTGCACTAGTTCTCTCTTTCTTTTCTGTTAATGTTTTTGACGAGTGACACGTTTTGCAGAGGACTTGTAAATTTTCTTTATCGCAATAGAGCCTGTCGATGAAAACATCCCAGGTCTTAAATCCTTGCTTAGAGTCCACCACAGGTTCAATATGGTCAACTTGAACTTCCTTAGCAGGGAAGTCTTCTTTACAGAGATTGCATGTGTAGTGCATTGCAATTCGTTTAGTTTTAACATTTTCTTTCTTTCCCGCTTGTGCTTCTTTGAGTGTTTCATACTTGGGAGGCCACCTCCGATAGCCACTTCTTAATACAGATGTTATAAATGATTTCTTACGTCCTTCAGTCCAGTCCATTATTTATACTTTAATCGTTCATCAAGCATTGCATCTGCTATCTGATACCACTCTTCAGCTTTATATTGTGCTTCATTTTTAATACCATCAAAGCCTTCTTTAGTTAAAAGAGCATGCATAGCTTCTAATGCAAAATAGTCCCTAAGGTTCATACCTGTGTAAACATTCTTTTTACTATCTTGACATGGAAATGCTGGTGAATTACCTTTACTCATTATTTACCCTCCACAATGAAGGTACCTGATACTCTAACATTAGTACCTTGTTTATCTACAAAGGCAGCTACGGGTCCATTGTATTCAATTAAGTTTGTAGTATTCCATGTTTTAATAACATGACCATCATTAGCATATAGTGTAACAGTTCTATCTAATAAACCTGTACTAGATTTAACATCATTTACTACATTGTCTACTTCACCACAGCCTGCTAATAATAAAACTGATATAAATAATAATACTTTATTCATTTAGTAACCTTTCATAATGTTTAGTCCAGTCATCATCTAGACTTCTTAAAATCCATAGACAACGGCCATTCATTAATAGCCAATCATCATTGTTATACTTCTCACGAACTACATCAAACATCTCTTTTTCTGTTTCACAGAACATAAGAGCTTTATTAGCTTTTACAGGACCAATACCCTCAATACCTTTAATATGGTCTGAACTATCTCCTGTTAGAAGCTGTGCATAGAATCTTCGTAGTCCCTCAATCTCTTCAATTGTGTGAAACTCTTTTTTAACAAAATTGTAGTGTTTGCCTCTAACTTGAAGCAAATCCTTATCAATAGAACATATAATAGAATCATCAGTTTGATGAATGGCAAGGTAATCATCCGCTTCCATCCCATCAGCTTCCACTGCACTCCAGTCATTGATTAAATAATCCTTTAAAAATGTTAAATGTTTAGGAGGAGGTGTTTTGCGATTAGCTTTATATTCAGGATAAATCTTTTTACGGAAGTTATCTTTAGATGTTAAGAATATTTTATACTCATCAGCATCTACCTCAGCCAAACATTGTTCTATCATTTCATTGATACGATAGATAGCAATTCCATCAGGATCATTCTCAGTAGTACAAGCTACTCGGAATGCAAATATATCACCATCTAATAACGCTATCATAGACTTCCTTTTACTGGAGGTTGTAATGGTTCTTTAGTGCCTTTAGGGTCTAATAGAAACGCATTAGCAGGAATCTTTGTTTGATCTCCATGATACCATTGAATGATGATGTCTTCACCTTCACCTCTGTAACAACCAATAAGTCTTTCTCCGTCATCTCTTGTAGCAATTGCTGAGTATGGAAATAAATCTTTAACACCAGGAATCATGCAATCAATATTAGAAATTGTTAAGACAACTCTAGGATTGAATTTATAGTGTAAAAATTTATCTCCATCTTTAGCTAGAAGACTGGATAATACAAGTCCAATCCAAAATAAATTTAAGGTTAAAATTATTCCTAATGCAACTCGTATTACCCAAACTTCTTTCATTTAAAACTCCTTATGAAGGTGTGTCCGAAGACTCATTACCAAAGACATAGTTTTCTAGTTGTTTAGCAACTGATAAAACATTGTCAACTTTTACATCATTACCATTGGATTTAAGTAATTCAATGGCACTTGAGATTGAGCTTTGACGAACAATATAAACTTGTCGTTTAGCTCTTTCATCAGGTGTCTCATAATTACTTCCTGTTACTTTTCCACCACTAGCTGCTGGTTTAGAAGTAGCCACAGGTTCTGTACCATCAGACTTCTGTACAGCTTTCCATTGCCAATAGCCTTGATCGTCTTTTACAGCTTCAACATTAAGAATGTCACCTTTAGCAAACTCCTGAATAGCCTTAAAGACTGTAGGGTTACTAAAAGACATAAGTTTTTTACCTTGAATCTGTCCTTGCTCGTTCTTGTAACTTACTTCAATTGCTTGATACTGACCCTTAGCCGTTTTAGTGACTTGAGGGGTTGAAACATCTACTAATGTAATTAACATAATTTCTCCTTTTTCTATACTACTATATAATATTATACCATAAATCTACAAAATGTCAACCATCCCACCTTGTTTTAAAATGCCACCATTTCTTTCTTAACCTTTTCATTTCTAAGTCTAATCTTTTTCTTCTATCAGAAGATCTAAGTTTAAACCATCTTCTTAATAATAGTTTTCCACCTACTCTTTTAGCTCCGTAGACTATCATTCGTAACCCTTTTTTTTAATTTATATTCCAAGTCATATTGTTCTCTTTTTAGATACATTTGTTCTTGTTTAAAGAACATTTCCAAGCATATTTAAATCTTTCCCACCATGATAACTTGTCTATATTATCATTTACCATGTTTTTTAATGCTTGATTTATACCTGCTTGCATAAGTATTCTACGACCCTCTTGATTAGTATCTACTGTAATATCCCAAGTATCACCAGAATCTTTAACATTTAATACTTTTAATTTTGCTTTTTTAGCCATTTTTATCTCCTTTATCCTTATTCATTGTATGAATATGTTTTTCTTTTGATATGGTAAAGATTTCAATCGGTATATCTTTTCTTTTATAAGCATTATCACGACCTAACTTATAGCCCGCTACCCATGCTTGCCACATTTTTTCATCGTCGTATTTAAGTTCACACATACTAGGGCTTTGTAAAAATACTCTTTCATACCACCATGTAAACTCTTCGTTTAATTCAGGTTTCATTTCTTTAGGTTGTGGTTTAATGCGGTATTCCCAATGAGTTGCATCCCAAATTGGAGTTTCAACATATTGCCATTCTTCATTTTCATCAGATAACCATTTAGCTTCAATCTTTTTACCTTCAGCCCATGCTTTTATTTCTTTATGCCATTTATGTTGTTTCATAACATACTCCTTACTTTTTTAAATACTTCTCGTCTATCACTAAATTTAACTTTGCCTTGTATTTCAATAGGGCTAAAAAATGCAGTCCATCCATGATCAGCATGAAATGTTCCTGTAACCTTTTTACCGTTAATAGTATCAAAATAAATCCAAGGATAATTGGCAGCAAAGGTTACATCTATACCTAATTTATTGAGTCTATGCACAAATGTTTTTATTCTATATTCATTCATTTATCTTCTCCCTTATGCCATTTAGGTTGTTTTATTTTGTTTCTCCACTTTTGCTATTTTCTTTCTGAGCCAAAGATAATCAGACATTGCGTCGCCTTTACCTTTGTCATACCAATCTAAAGCTTGTTTACTAAATAGTTTTCTTACAATCCAAGGTAAACTTGCATGAAATTGCAACATACTTAATTCAAGCTTTCCTTCTATTAGATTCATTTTTTGTTTTCTAGTGAGTTTCATTCCAAACCTCCATATCTTTCCAGTTTTTACCTACTTGTACTTCTGCTTTCATTGGAAGGTTAAATTCCGTTCCAAATAGCTTAGCAAAGTTCTTAGGTACATCTTCAAATACATCTAACATCATCTTAGCTAAAGTATCAGTATGGCTATCGTCACAATCAATGATAATACTATCATGAACCGTATTGACAAGTTTTGCATTTTCATATCCTAGTTTCCTCATTCTATTGTGTAACGATACTCTAGCTATAGTCATTAAATCTGCACCTAATCCTTGTACAGGGTAGTTGAGGATTGTGGTACGAGGCCACACTTTCTCGCCTCGTCTATCCTCGGACTTATACTGATAGATTCTCCCCGTGGGTAATTTGACCATTCCTGTCGTTGTTGCTTCTTGCATAAGTTTCGTATGCCACTTATGTAAACCTTTATACTTTGCATAAAATTCATCTATTACTCCTTGCCAAAATTTCTCTGATTTACTTACGTCTGCAAAGTTAGCATCATGAGCATAGGAGTAAGCTGACCCTCCGTAAATGAGACGAAATACAAATGTTTTAGCAATAAGACGGCTAGGCAAACCAAAGCGATTCTGATTATCAGTGTGTTGATCGACATTATTTTTAATCTCCTCTAATGCAACTGGATCTTGACTCAAGAAGGCAGCACATCGCCATTCGAGAGCCGAAGCATCTCCCTGAATAAGCATTACTGAAAGTACTCCACCATAGTTATTTGAGTTTCTTTATCTAAATCTTTAAAGACATTATCAAAACCAAATGCTTTAACTAATGATTCAAACTCTGTTATTGTATGAAAGTAGTAAGCTTCTTCTTGATCTTGTTGTTCTTGTTCATAATACTCTTCTGTTGTTAAGTCATCATCATACATAGTTTTCTTCTCCTTTATATAAATCTTGTCTCATTCTTTCTTTTGCTGTTAAAAATCCTGCTACAAATCCTCTTCTTAAATCAGTTTCCCACCCACTTATACCTTCAGATGCTTCTAAAATTTCTTTTCCCCATTCTTTACCCCATACATAATTTACCCAAAGTTTAAATGCTTCAGGAGCATCTTCTTCATTTCTAGACCATCCTCCAACTTTAGTCTTTTTAAGTTTCATACTATCTCCTAATATCTAGAATAAAATAACTCTTTTATCTCTGAGTCGAAGTTTTGTAAATTCGGTTTCGAGGAAGATAGACGACCTGTTCTAGCGACACATTGATTGAGTTGACCGTGTAGTCTGCCTTGAATCCAACCTTGAGTAACTCGTAACTCGGGGAGTCCTGTATAGTAAGTGCCTTTACGCTTTTCCAAGACATTCCGTTCAAGTATGAGCTTAATAATTTCTTTACTCTCCTTTGTACCCTTGAGACTTCTGAGAGTTTGTTCATCTGTACTAAAGTATCCATCTTTCTTTAACTCACTTCCTTTTAATGGTTCTATTAATCTAGGCATATCATAATTATAATCTACCCAACCTTCTTTGTCAAGTCCTTTACGATCACCTGTTTTAAATACCCCAATGATTTCTTTTTTAGGTATTGTAACCCGTCCACCATAGAGTAGACAGCTAAGATGATCTTTACTA